TTTTGGACTCTGTAAGCGTTGGCGTAAACCCAACCAAGTTCTCGTACAACGAGGATGGCGTCATGATCGTGGAAGCAGCCGACTGGATGGAGTTGTCACTTGTACCACAGCCAGCCTTTAGCGGTGCTACCATCACAGATGTTGCAGCAAGTATCCCCACATCCGAGGATGATTTGAGCAATAATACAGAAACGGCACCCGATGAGCCTGAAGTTACAGAACCACAGGAGAACCCAGTGTCAGAAACACCAGCCCCAGAAGTCATCGAAGCATCATCTATTTTTGCCCAGCCAAAGCGCAAGTTTGCTATGCCAACACCCGGCGAATACCTTGCCGCTATGCACGCAGGTGGCGACACCTTCCAGAATGTAAACGCAGCATTTAAGGAAGCAGTACGCGATCAGCAAACAGCACTTCAAGCAGCTGCTGGTGACGTTCTTACAACTGATACACCGGGACTTTTGCCAGTGCCAGTTCTTGGGCCATTGTTCCAAGACCTCAACTTTGTGCGCCCAGTCGTTTCAGCTTTTGGTGCTCGCTCAATGCCAAACACCCCAAGCAAGACTTTCATCCGCCCAACAATCACGACTCACACCAGTGCGGCAACACAAACCGAAGGCAGCGCAGTAAGCGCCACCACCATGGTCATTGCTTCTAACACAGTTACCAAAACAACTGTCGCTGGTCAGGTCACACTGACAATGCAGGACATGGACTTCACAGACCCTTCATCTATGAACCTCATCCTCAATGACCTTGCTGGTGAGTACCTCATCGCAACGGACAACATTGCAGCTGACAACTTGGTTTCTGGTAAAACAGCATCAGGCTCAACATGGACTGTCACCGCTAACGACCCAACCTCACTAATCAGCTCTTTGTATGACGCAGCACGCGAAATCACCGAGGACAGCAACTACTTCCCAACTCACTTGTGCGTGTCACCAGATGTTTGGGAAAAGTTGGGTTCACAACTTGACGGCTCAAAGCGCCCAATTCTTGGTTACACCACCAACGGCGTTATCGGTCAGAACAGCATTGGTCGCGTAGGCGGCTTGCAGTACACAGGCATGGATGTAATGGGGCTGTCCTTAGTGGTGGATAACAACTTCGCGGCCTCGACCATGTTGGTGGTTTATGCACCTGGGTTCGAAATATACGAAGCTCAGCAAGGTGTTTTGTCAATTGCAAACCCATCAACGCTGTCTCGCACGTTCTCGTACTACGGCTACTTTGCAACTTTCGTTGCCAAGTCAAGTTTCATTCAGTCAATCGCAATCGCGTAAAGCAAAAGGCGGTAAGCCGCCATGGCTACATACACAGTCACTTTCAAGCAACTGCTAGACAACTATGCAGTGCTACAAACACTGACCGACACTGAAATACAGGTGGGGCAATCCATCACTGTTGCCAGTGTTGCTGCACCTTTCAACGGCACCTTTGTTGTCTATGCCATGCCCAAGTATGAGTACATTGGCATAGACACTGAGGGCGACCTGCTCTTTAACAGCAATGTGAGCATCCCTAATCAGGTGCTGTTTAAGTGCACTGGCACAGACGTTGAACGCACAGCATCAGCTACTGGCACGATCACTTATACGCAGAACTGCACATGGACAACCACGGCAAACTTGATCACATATTTGGGCACAGACATTACAAACCCCAGTGATGACTACACGCTGGCAGCTCAAGCCACAAACGCAGCTAATGACTTTTGCTATAGGCGTAGGCAAGAGTCTGGCTACTTTGACAGCTTGACAACTTCACCGGGCCACGATGTCACCCTTGGCACAGTCATGTATGCAGCGGCTTTGTTTCGTGCCCGTGGCAGCGTTCAGGACACCTTTGCTACCTTTGACGGAATGGGCACTGCAAGCGTCTCAGCGATGACTCCAGTTATTAAGCAGCTTCTGGGCATCCACCGCCCACAGGTGGCGTAGTGGCCTACACAGACCTGCTGAACGAAGGTCTAGATGACCTGTCTGCTTTCCTTGCCACAGTCTCAGGGCTAAGGGTAATTACCGACGCCACAAAGTTGATAGCCAACTGCGTATTCCTAGACGCGCCATCTTTTGACCTGTTTGCTGGCAACGGCAACGTGCTCAAAATGAACTTCCCAGTCAAGATTATTGGCTCAGGCCCAGCAGGTTTACCTGTCCTGCGTCAGTTGCTTTCAATCACAGCTGCCGTAATCAACAGTGGCGCAATCGTTTTGAGTGGTAGCCCTACGGCATACTCGATTGGTGGAGCTGACTATCCCTGCTACGACCTAGTAATCTCTATAGCAGTCAAGACAAACTAAGGACACCATGGCTTACACAATTATTTCTGATCTAGTCGGAGTGCCGGGTGATGAGTTCATCCCAGCAGACGGCATCAACATTGAAGCCCTGCTTGCCGGTGGCTTTATCAAATCCGACAAAACCCCCACCAAATCTGCTAAAACAGTAGAAACATCTCCAGAGGAGTAACCCATGGCCACAAGCACTTATCTTTCTAACCCAACCGTAACGGTGAACGCCGTGGCCCTCACAGGCTTTTGTACTGCGGCCACGCTTGAGCGCACTAACACTGCACAAGACACCACAGTTTTTGGAAATGCTGCCCGCGTATACAGTGCCACCATCGAGGACAACACCCTCACGCTGTCGCTGTTTATGACTTACGGAGCTTCTGAGGTTTACGCAACTCTTAAAGGTTTAGTAGGCACACAAACAACTGTGATTGTTAAACCGACTTCCGCAGCTGTTGGCGCAACTAACCCAAACTTCACACTTACAGGCACCTACCTAGAGACCCTGCCAGTAATCAACGCAACCTTGGGTGAGATCAGTTCTATTGACATCACCTTCCAAGGTGGCGTTTACACTGAGCCAATCGTCTAACCCGACTAAACAAAGGAACCCGACATGAGAATTAAACTCAACGTGACCACAGTGGATGGCGCTTATACCGTCACTACAACCATGGCATCTATTGTTGCTTTTGAGCGCAAATACAAGATAGGTGCCGGGCAACTTGCCAGCGACGTGCACATTGAGTGGCTTGCTTTCTTGGCGTATGAGTCAGCAAAACGCGCAGGCATTGTTGTGCCGATTGTCTTTGATGATTATCTAGATCAAGTCATCAACATTGAACCTGAGGATGCTGGCCCTGAAAACCCTATCCAAGGGGCACCTACCGACACGCTTTAGCAGGTGTTCTAGTAGCCACAGGTTGGTGGCCCCATACAGTAGAATTCGACACAGATGACCTCTCGACAGTTATTAAGTTGCTAAATGAAAGTCGCAAACAATGAGTGTAAATGTAGGCGTTGAGTTCACTGGGTTAAAGGTTGCTCTTGGCGAACTTAACCAACTGGACAAATCTCTGCGCCGTCAAATCACCAAAGACTTTAAGACCATTGTGCAGCCAGTAGTGCAAAAAGCACAGACTGACTTGCCCTCTGGCGCACCATTGTCAGGCATGGCTCGATCATGGAAAACAGCGTCAGGTGCTGACATTATGAGTTGGCAAGATGCCCGGGTAAAGCGCAACATCAAAGCGTTTACTAACGCCAAGAAAGTACGTTCATCACCTACAGGCAAGCTGCAAAATGTCGGTGTTTTTGGTATTCGCTGGGCAGGCCCACAAGCCACAATCTTTGACATGGCAGCCAACGGCTTACTAAGTCGCAACTTGACTGCTCGATATGGTCAGCCTTCACGCGTTATTTACAAAGCCTATGAAGCAGCCTCTGATCAGGTTGAGCGGAAAGTGCAAGAGCTAGTGAACCGTGTCATGATGCTCACAGGAAGGCAGGGCAGGCTATGAGCATTGTTCTAAATATCGTTTCGGACTTTGACACCCGAGGAATAAAAAGAGCTGAAAAGGCGTTCAGTGAAATAGAGAACGCTGGCAGAAAAGTCGGTGCTGGTCTAAAGAAAGCGTTCCTGCCTGCAGCTGTTGCTCTGGGTGGTCTTGCTGTTGCCGGGGCTAATTTTGCTATGGCAGCCGCCGAGGATCAGCAGTCGGCAGCGTTGCTTGCTCGCCAGTTGAAAGTGACTACTAAAGCCACTGATGCACAGGTCAAGGCGACAGAGGACTTTATTCTTAAAATGTCTTTGGCTAACGGCGTGGCAGATGACGAGCTAAGGCCAAGCCTTGCAAAATTGACTCGTGGCACTAAGGACATTGCTAAGGCACAGAAATTGCTGTCTCTTTCTATGGATATCTCTAGGGGCTCTGGAAAATCACTGAGTCAGGTCACCGACAGTATTTCTAAGGCCCTAGGTGGCAACATGACAGCCCTGTCTCGTTTGTCGCCAGAAGTAAAACAAATGGTTAAAGACAATAAGAGCCTTGACGAAATTACAGCGGCACTTGGCAAGACCTACGCAGGCGCAGCATCCACAGCTGCCGACACTTTTAAGGGCCGCATGGACAGGCTCAAAATTGCTATTGGCGAAACCAAAGAAAGCATTGGCTACGCCCTACTGCCAATCTTTGAGCGCATGGTGTCGTTTATAACGTCTAAAATCTTGCCAGTTATCCAACGCTTTGTGGACTCCATCGGAGAAAAAGGATTGGGGCAAACCCTCAAAAACTCTGCTGGTGATCTAGGTAACTGGCTTAAATCTGCTGATGGTGCCACTGGTGCAGCCATTGACTTTGGCGCTGCCATCGTTGTCTTGGCTACCGCGTTTAAGGGCCTTGCTTTTTTAACTGGCGTGGCTGCAACTCTTACGGCTGTCAATACTGCCCTTGCTGGATTGGCTGGCATTGTCCCTGCATTAGCAGGCGCTGGACTGGCAACCGTTGCTGCCGCTATTGGTCTCATCGTTATTAACCTTGCTGCCCTGTTCAGCCTTTTGCGTGACGACTCAGACCGCACCTATTTGCTCAATGCCGTACTGGACTTCACATCATCTGTAGCCAACGCTTTTATTTTTATGTACAACGTGGTTGCTAAAGCAGTAAACGGCTTGGCAAAACTAGGCAACATCGCACTGCCGGGCAATCCTCTGGGCGGAATTAAGGAAATGGGTTATCTAAGTAACACACGCAACATTGACGCCAACACTCGACCCTCAACCATCACGCAGAGTGGCGGTATGCAAGCAGGCGTGCCGGGTGCGCCCACCATTGTTGTAAACACAGGCGTAGGCGACCCTGTAGCCATCGGCAAATCTGTTGTAGATGCTTTGCAGGCATATCAAAACCGTTCAGGCCCACTGCCAATCAAGGTCGGATAATGGCTTTCCCAACACCCAAGGTTTACATCGCTTTTGATGATGGCCCTTATGTGGCGTCACCGACATGGACAGAAGTAACAGATTATGTGTTCTCTGCTGATGTTAATCGTGGCAGGTCAGACGATTACAGCAATGTTGTAGGCACTGCTTATGTGGTGCTTAATAACAACACCCGACTCTTTGACCCCTTTAATACTGCTGGCACTTACTACGGTAAGTTGCTACCTAGACGCCAGATCAAGATTGAGGCAGTTTCTGAAAGTACGACTTTTCCTGTGTTCCGTGGCTATATTGCTGGCTGGCCTGCCCAGTTTGACAACGCAGGGAAAACAGGCACAGTCTCGCTGCAGTGCTTCGACGCGCTAGCACTGTTAGCTCAAGAGCTGTTGCCTGATTATGTTGCTACATACACACAGACCCTTGCGCCTGTGCATTACTACCGATTAAACGACCCTCTTGGTCAAGGCTTTATTCAAGACATAGGCAGCCGACCATCAAATCTAAGCATTGTTTTTTATCAGCAATACTTAAAAACTGGTTCAGTAGTGCCTGCTTTAACTAGCGAGGCTGTCCAGTTTGTTAGCCCTTATATCAGCGCACAAAACACTGCAACATCAGACAACGCAATTTCTGTATCTATGTGGCTTGACAACACAAGCGGAATAAATAGCCCTTATGGCGGTGACTTTAAATTTAAACAAGCACGCATAGAAACTGGTTTTAACAATGTTGGTGAGTTTGTAGTCGGTGCCTATTCCTCAACTACCTACTATTTTCAAAAATACGCTTTATTAGCAGGCGGCTCAGGTTCAACGCACATAGCAATAACTTTTTCTGGTAGCACACTCAAAGTTTATTTAAACGGTCAAGACGCAACAGTTGGCGGCTCTAGTTTTGCAAACGCATACGACCAGCCAGAACGCGTAGAACTTGACGGCCCAGTAATTCAAGAAGTCAGTGTTTACAACTATGTATTAAGCGCTGCACAAATAACAAATCTTTACAACTTTGGTTTTGCCAACCTTGTAGAAACTACAGCTGCGCGCTTTTCTCGACTACTGGCTTACACCAGTTTCCCTGCGGCTTTAACCAGCGCAACCACAACGCCTGTTGCATCAGTGGCAGCCATTGGCCCTGTTGCTGCAAACCTCACCAGCGAATTAGCGCTTGTCAATAACTCTGAGGGTGGCGTAATGTACGTATCTAAATCAGGTGTTTTAACTTTTCAAGACCGCAACTTTGTATATACCAACACCAAATCAAACACTGTGCAGGCCACACTGGCGACAGGTTCCATTGGTTACGAACCGCAAGTGTCCATGGAATATTCAGGCGACAACTTGAGAAACGCCTATCAAGTCAATTATTCAGCTGGTGGCTATGTTCAAGCAATAAATACGGTTAGCGCAGCTGCTTACGGCAAAAACGCCACAACTCTTGACACTCAATTATCAACTGTTGATCAGGCAAATACTTTGGCATCTTATGAAGCCACCGTTGGTGGGGCACTTTTAAGCGATATTAGCCCTGTCAAAGCAGGAGTTGCAGGCGTGACGGCAGACTGGACAACATTGCTTGGGTTAGAACTCTTTGAACGTTACACAATTACGGTAAACCCAGCCACAGGCTCAGCTTTTTCTCAGACCCAACTAATTAACTCAATCAGGCACAGCATTGTGCCGGGCAAATACGAGATGACTATTGACGGCTCTGCTCGATATACCGCTTGGTTTATTCTTAATAAGTCATCCCTTAATGGGCCTGACCTTCTACAATAAGGAAATTATGGCAGTTAAAACATTCGGAACAGAGGTGCTTACAAGTGCCGATACAAATACTTATTTGGCTAACTCAGGGCTGGTGTATGTGAAGTCGCAAACGGTTGGCACAGCCGTTTCTAGCGTCGCCGTATCTAGCGCTTTTAGCACAGACTTTGACAGTTACCGAATCATCTACACAGGTGGTGTAATGAGTACGTCACAATATCTTGCAGTAACTTTAGGCTCAACTACTTCTAATTATTACAATGCCCTTGTCTATGGTGCTTACACAGGTGGCTCACCTGCCGTTGTTGGCAACAGTGCTGGTGCAGCGTGGACATATATGGGGTATGGAAGTACAACATCAGTTATGGTTGTTTGCGATTTGTACCAACCATTTCTAACTAAAAATACTTTAATGTCCTCACCCCATGTTCAATTTGCTGGTGGCGTCGGTGGAACTAATCAAGGCATTTTGATTGACACAACCAGTTACACAAGTTTCACAATTACTACCGCAGGTGGAACACTTACGGGCGGAACTATTACCGTTTACGGATACAGAAAGGCATAACCCATGACACGACCAAACATCCAAATAGACGATGAAATCCGCGAAATGACCGAGGAAGAATACGAAGCCCTACTTGCTACAGGCTGGACAGAAGGCACAGATGAAACGCCTAGCCCTGCTTAGCCTGACTTTGCTCACCCTCACAGCCTGCTCAGACCGTGTACGCCACAACTGCGAAACAACCGACACAGCAACCAAATCATTCATAGAAAGTAAGTGCCCATGAAACTAGAAAAAAGACTCAGCAACGAGGAAATAAAAGCACGACTGGTTTTTGTTGTTGCCATCACACTTTCGTTCGTTCTTGTGGTATCAGTCCTAGCAATGATTTACGGCGTTCTATTTGTAGTGCAACCAGTCGAAGCAAGCGAGTTAGACCAAGAAATGGTCAGCATCCTTACGTACGTACTTTCCACATTGGCTGGGGCGTGCGTGGGTATCGTTGCTGGTAACGGGTTGAAGGACAAGCCAAAAGACCCACCAGCAGAGTCATAACAATGCCAAAGGTTTATCCATACAAGAAAATGGTTTTACCTGCTGAGGTAGCCAAAGTAGGCAACGGCAACCTGACGCCAGCAATGCTTAAAAAGGTAAAAACAGGTGGGCAAATGTGGACAGGTGCAGCAGTTGCTTTTAACAAGCTCTACACAGACTGTCTTGCCGCTGGTTTCAAGCTGCGCAACGTTGGCGACTACCGCCCATTCGATGCACAGTTAGCAATGTTTAGTGATCGTTACGCACTTAAAGACTCAGGCCGTAACCCACAAGTGACACGCAAATACCAAGACAAACTGTGGTACCTAAAAAAGGGCAAGTCCCCT